ATGTTGCGCGAGGGCGAATGGCGCGGCACAAAAGAGTTTCGAGGAATCGCGTCGTTTCACATTAGCGAACTGTATTCGCCATGGTCCACATGGGCAGATATGGCGGTCGCTTTTGTCGAGGCGAAACGATTTCCCGAAACTTTGCAAACGTGGATCAACACCGCGTTAGGCGAGACATTCGAGGAACGCGGCGAGGAAGTCGAGTCTGTTGGCTTGGCAGCGCGACGCGAACAGTACGACACGACCACGATTCCGTCGGGCGTCCTAATGCTGACGGCTGGCGTCGACGTGCAGGACGACCGATTAGAAGCCACGGTCGTCGGCTACGGACGCGACGAAGAAACGTGGGTTATCGAACACCATGTACTTCGAGGCGATCCGGGTTCCGAATCGCTATGGCGCGATTTGGATAATTGGCTGTTGCAAAAACGAACGACCGACGACGGGCGCACGCTTTTAATTGAAGCGGCGGGCATCGACTCCGGCGGTCACTTTACGCAACAGGTATATGGATATGCCGCCAAACGAAAGGCCCGGAGGGTTTGGGCCATCAAGGGTGCGGGCGGATTCGGTCGGTTAATCTGGCCGAAACGCGCAGGGCGGGCGGGGCGCACGTCGGCACAAGTTTTTATTGTCGGCGTGGATACGGCGAAAGATGTTTTGTTTGGTCGACTAAAGCGAATACAGCAACCCGGTGCGGGTTACGTCCATTTTGCTAATTCGCTCGACGAAGTGTACTTCGACCAACTAACCGCCGAAACGCTAGTACACCGCATGGTGCAGGGTCGACGTGTGCGTAGTTACCGCCCGCGCACGTCTGGATCGCGTACAGAGGCGTTAGACTGTTTAGTGTACGCTTATGCGGCATTCATCGGTCGACAGGGGCCAATGGTTTTGCCGAATCGCAAGTCAAACGAAAAACCCGTCGAACAGCCGGTAGCAGTTACGCCGGTTGTCGAATCGCCGAATCCAATTAGACGGAGACTCCCAAGCCGACCGCGTGGTGGTGGTGGCGGGTGGGTCAACGGGTGGAGATGATATGGCAAATTTATTTGATTCCAGCAACTACCCGGTAATTGAACCGGACACGTTACAGGCCGGGGACAGGTGGGCGTGGAAACGTCCCGACTTGATTAGCGACTATCCGTCGTCGGCATACTCGCTGTCGTATGTGTTTCGCCGTGACGTAACCGGCGAACGAATCGCCGTTAGCGCAACGCCGGGATCAGGTAGTTACGTCGTGGAAGTTGCATCTAGCACGACGGCGAATTACGAACCCGGAAAATACCATTGGGTCGCCTACATCACGCGCACGTCGGATTCGGCACGCGTCGAAGTCGGCTACGGCACGACAGAAGTTAAAGCCAACAAAGCCACGTCGAGCGAAGACCCACGATCGTTCGCGCAAATCGCGCTGGATAACATCGAAGCGTATTTGAAAGACCCGACCAACATTGCAGCCGCGTCGTACTCTATTGCGGGCCGCAGTTTGTCGCGTTGGAATCGCGCCGATTTATTTGTCGAGCGTGACCGGCTGAAGGGCGAAGTTAACCGCGAGAAACAAGCCGAGAAACTCGCCCGTGGGCTAGGATCAAATAGCACGGTTCGTGTGAGGTTTACCGTATGAAGTTATTAGACCTTTTCAAGCGAACCCCGAAGAAACCCCGACGCCGCGCATTTGAAGCGGCCAGCACTGGCCGATTGTTTAACGATTGGATGACGGCCACTAAATCCGCCGACGCGGACATTCGATATACGCTAAAGGCAATGCGGGCGCGATCACGCGACCTTGCCCAAAACAACGATTACGCACGACGTTACCTAGATTTGGTCGCAACCAATGTGGTCGGACCGCGTGGTATTACGCTACAGGTTCGCGCACGGGAGCCGAACGGCGCACTGGATCAACTGGCAAACCAAATTTTGGAACGTGCCTTTTATCAATGGGGCAGACCAGGAATTTGCACAGTCGATGGCCGGTTGTCGTGGGTCGACGCGCAAAAAGTATTTATCGAATCGGTGGTGCGCGATGGCGAATGTTTCGTGTTGTTCGTGGAAGACGAAGCGAACCCGTTTCATTTCCGCTTGCAATTCATCGACGCCGATTTGGTCGACCAAGACAAAAACGAAGTATTACCCGACGGAACGCAAATCCGCATGGGTGTCGAGGTTGACGCGACCGGGCGTCCGGTTGCGTACTACGTAAAGGTTCGCCATCCCGACGACTACCAATATTCGGGACAGTACGTCCGCGATATTCGTATCCCGGCTGACCGCATGATTCACGCATTTAGACAGGATCGCGTCGGACAGACACGCGGCACGCCGTGGACGGCAACCGCGATGACGCGTCTTAAAATGTTGGGCGGTTATGAAGAAGCCGAGTTAGTCGCCGCGAGAATCGGCGCGTCAAAAATGGGTTTCTTTATTTCGGAATCCGGCGACGAATTCCAAGCCGACGGCCCGAACGCCGACGGCACGCTCAACATGAACGCGCAACCCGGCGAGTTTATGCAACTTCCAGCGGGCGTAAACTTTAAGGAATACAACCCGCAGCATCCGTCGACCGCGTTTCGTGAATTCGAAAAGGCGATGTTGCGCGGTATCGCGTCCGGCTTGGGCGTGTCGTACACGTCGCTTGCAAACGACTTGGAATCAGTTTCGTATTCGTCCATTCGTCAAGGGTTGCTCGAAGAACGCGACCAATGGCGCACGGTCCAACATTGGATGATCGAACATTTTTGCCAGCCGGTGTACTTGCGCTGGTTGCGTAACGCGCTCGACTTTGGCGCAATATCGCTACCCGGCAACAAGTATTTTAAATTTAGCGAAACACAATGGGTTCCGCGTGGCTGGCAATGGGTCGACCCGCGCAACGAAGCCGAAGCGCAGATTGTCGCTATCAACAACGGTTTGATGACGCGCACGCAAGCACTCGCCGAACGCGGGTTAGACATTGAGGATGTGTTACGCGAAAGAGCATCCGAAGACGAACTAATTACATCCGTTGGCGTGACTTTGCCGGGTGGCACAGCGCCGCAGAATGTAGCACCGGGGGTTTAATATGGCCGGTACTCACGACATCGTTTGCGATCAGGGCGCGACCTTTACGCGTGTATTTACTTGGGAAGATTCGGCAGCAAACCCGATGAATCTGACTTTGTACACGGCGCGAATGCAAGTGCGTGCTACGGTTGAGTCGGCATCTACTTTGTTGTCACTCACGACCGAAAATGGCGGTATATCACTAGGTGGCGTAGCGGGAACTATTACCGTAACGGCAACAGCGACGCAGACAGCCGCTATTGCGGCGGGTTGTTACGTCTATGATTTGGAAATGGTCACAGGCGCAGTCGTGACACGATTGGTGCAAGGATCATTTACCGTTGACGCCGAGGTGACGCGATGAGCGAAACCAGAGTTATCGTCGACGAAACTTTAAACAACGTCGTTGTTTCCGAAACGACGCAGAATGTCATTATTCGTGCGCCGGGACCGTCGGGCGCTGCTGGCCCTACTGGTCCTACTGGAAGCCAAGGCTCACAGGGTAACATCGGCCCGACCGGTTCACAGGGCGTGCAAGGCATTCAAGGCGTGCAGGGTGTAGCCGGTCCGACCGGCCCACAAGGTACACAAGGCATCGCTGGTCCGACTGGACCGACTGGCACTGTCGGCGCGACCGGGCCGCAAGGCGCAACGGGTCCGACCGGCGCGCAGGGCGCAGCATCGACCGTGCCGGGGCCGACCGGTCCACAAGGCGTACAGGGCGTACAAGGCGAAACTGGCGCACAGGGTATTGCAGGGCCAACCGGTCCGCAGGGTTTACAAGGCAATACTGGCCCGACGGGACCAACGGGCGCGGCATCTAATGTCGCAGGGCCAACCGGTCCTACCGGAGCGCAAGGCACGCAAGGGGACACAGGCCCAACCGGTCCACAGGGGGGGCAAGGCATACAGGGCGTGCAAGGCAACACCGGACCGACTGGCGCGACAGGTAACACGGGGCCAACCGGTCCGACTGGTGCGGCGTCTACTGCGGTCGGACCTACCGGCCCAACCGGTCCACAAGGTGTCGATGGTCAATCGTCGAGTTTCTACGAATATCGAGCGGATAGCAATACGACAAGCGGCGTACCGACTAACGGCTATTTGTATTGGAATAACGCCACACAGATTTCAGCGACCGCTATTGTTTTAAGTCATTTGGACGAAAACAATCTAGACATTGATTTGTTTTTGTCTATTTTGAAAACGCACGACATTGTTGTTGTACAAGACCGGTCAAATTCCACCAACTTCCAAAAATGGGAAGTTAGTGGAACGCCGACCGTTGTATCGAACAGTTATGTTTCGGTTCCCGTTACGCTAGTCACTTCAGGCGGCACAGGCACAACCGATTTTGCTAACAACCATCAACTGATTGTTGTTATTCAGTCAATCGGGTTAGTTGGCCCTACCGGAGCGCAAGGCCCGACGGGACCAACCGGCGCAGCCTCAACCGTCGCCGGTCCAACCGGCCCGACGGGTCCGCAAGGCATACAGGGCGTTGCTGGTCCTACTGGTTCGCAAGGTACGCAGGGCATACAGGGCATACAGGGCATACAGGGCGACGCTGGACCAACTGGCCCGACAGGACCGCAGGGAATACAAGGCGCGACGGGGCCAACAGGTCCGCAAGGCGCGACGGGCGCGGCTGGTCCGACCGGCCCGACGGGAGCGCAGGGGCTACAGGGCGATGTTGGCCCAACGGGGCCACAAGGCGTCCAAGGTGTCCAAGGTGTACAGGGTGCAGCGGGTCCAACAGGGCCAACCGGCGCACAAGGATTACAGGGCGACGTTGGGCCAACCGGGCCGACTGGAAGCACTGGCGCGACAGGCGCTAGTGGTCCTACTGGTCCGACCGGCGCAACTGGCGATACCGGCCCAACTGGACCACAGGGCGTCCAAGGTATACAGGGCGTGGCTGGCGCGAGCGGCCCGACCGGACCTACAGGCTCAACGGGTTTAACGGGGCCAACCGGACCAACTGGCGGCAGTGGTTCTAATGCCTTTAGTTGGTTTATTTCTTGAGGTAACGAACATGGGAATTTTAGTATTAGACTCGACCACTAAATCGCTTGTCGTTGCCATGGCCGGTGCAGCCGCGACGACAAACCCTGATTTCACAGCCGCTTGGGCCGACGATACCGGAACCGTCTTTACTGAAGGCGCGACCGACGGCGCTTTAAATGGCACTAGTAGCGTTACGCTAGTTGCAGCGCCAGCGTCCAGTACGCGACGCGTAATTAAAAACGTCACGATCCAAAACCGCGACACTGCCGCCGTCACGTTAACAATTTCGTATAACAATAACTCGACGCTTCGACAGGTTGCGAAAGTTACCTTGAACGTCGGCGATACGTGGACAACCGAAGGGACGTTTGATACCAACGGATCGTTAAAACAAACTATTGGCACGGTCAACGTCTCTACGGTCACCGGCACGCTTCCGGTTGCCAACGGCGGCACTGGCACAACGACGGGCAGTTTGGTTAATTGCACGGTCGATGGCACTAACGCTGTTGGTTATCGAAACATTCCAATATCAGGTAGCGCGAAAACAACAAGTTACACATTAGCAACTGGCGACGTTGGCGAATACATCGAAATTGGATCAGGCGGCAGCGTCACTATTCCTAACTCAACATTTGCGGCTGGCGATGTGGTGTCGTTGTTCAATAACACTTCTGGAAACGTCACGATTACATGTTCCATTACGACCGCGTATATCGCGGGTGAGGATTCGGATAAAGCAACGATGACTTTAGCGACTCGCGGCATTGCTACCGTATTGTTCATTTCTGGTACAGTTTGTGTGATCAACGGAAACGTGAGTTAAAGCATGAGCGGTTCGAATCTCATTCTGTTGGGCGGATCACCAAAAAAAGCCGCAGTCGATCCGTATTTCTACTCCGTCACCTCATTGCTTCACGGCGATGGGACTAACGGCGCTCAGAACAATACGTTTCTGGACTCCAGCACCAACAACTTCACCATTACGCGCAACGGGAACACCACTCAAGGCTCGTACAGCCCGTTTAGTCAGACGGGGTGGGGAAATTATTTTGATGGAAGTGGAGACTATCTTGATGCTGGAGCGCAGACCGCATTTGCGTTTAGCACAGGATCGTGGACGGTTGAGGCATGGGTTTACGTCACCACCTTGCAAGAGATTCTGCTATTTGACACTCGCAGCAGCGCATCAACCGCTGGTGTTGGTTGTCGTATAGATTCAAACGGAACTTTGTATTACTCGGGTAGTGCAAACAACGCACTAACTACAAATGCCATTGCCGCAAATCAATGGACTCACGTTGCATGGGTTTATGATGGCACCACGTTATCTGGTTACATCAATGGCATTAGAGGCGGCACCGCAACACCGTCATTCAACATTACGCAAAACAATGGCGTAATAGGCCGAGTGGGCTTTTCCGCATCCGGTTATATGGTTGGCTACGTCAGCAATCTCCGCGTAGTTAAAGGATCAGCCGTATATTCTGGGGCGTCCTTTACCGTCCCAACCACGCCCCTGACGGCTATCACCAACACCTCGCTCTTGACCTGCCAAGCCAACAGGTTCCTCGACGCTTCAACTAACGCCTTTGCTATTACCCGCAACGGTGATGTCAGCGTCCAGCCCTTCTCGCCTTTCAACCCCACCACGGCCTACAGCACTAGCGCGGTCGGTGGCAGCGGCTACTTTGATGGAGCCGGAGATAATTTGAACGTCGGCAGTAGTTTTTCGTTCAATACCGGCACTTTTACCGTAGAGTTTTGGTATTACCCAACAAAATCTCCCGATCAATGGGATACATTGTTTGGTAGTAGCGGTAACAATGGAATCTTTTTTGCGTGTAGAAGTGGGTTTCTAGATTGGACGAATAATAATGATAATGCGGCTCTGATTCGGTCTAATTGGCCGACATTGTTTCAATGGAGCCATATAGCGCTGGTGCAAGACTCGGGTAGCCGATCAGTCTTTATTAACGGCGTCCGAACTGGAAACGCAGCCACTTATAGTTGGCAGGCAGGCACAATTAGTCTAGGAAATGAGTCATCAGGATATTTCTCGGATTGGCGAGTTGCGGTGGGTCAAGCAATCTATAGCCCAAGCGCAACCACAATAACTGTCCCGACCGCGCCACTCACCGCTATCTCTGGCACATCTCTTCTCTGCAACTTCACCAACGCCGGTATCTTTGACAACGCTGCCGATGCGGATTACGAGACGGTCGGCAATGCCCAGATCAGCACCTCGGTCAAGAAGTACGGCACGGGGTCTATGGCGTTTGATGGGACGGGGGATTATTTGCTTGCTCCGTCTCGTCCAATTACGGCTTTAACTGGCGACTTTACGATTGAGTTTTGGGCTTACCGAAACAGCGGAAACTTTAGAGCGTTTACGATAGGAGATGACAACCTCTCCACCGGGCTTGGGCTTGTTTACAACAGTTCACTTGATGATTGGTTTTTGTACAAC